TCATAATTACATTCAAAACCGCATGCATACCTTTTTCTCCTTCGCCACCGGCTTCACCAATTAGTGTTGCCGCGACAATAAGTTCTGCATGCGATGGAAGTTGAGCCTCAATCTTCCTATTTGTAGTTTGTGTAATAGCCGTTCCTGGTGCAACGGAAGAAACATACGGAAGATCTGGTGCTTCATGACCATAGAGCTGTGTCGCGGCAATTACACCCGCGACAACTAATGACTTCCAATCTTCTGTCAAATGAGATCCATCAATAATTCCATGGAGCTCGGTCAAGGTCTTAGGTGTATTTTCATGAAGAATACCAATTCCACCAGCGGCTCTCCAAGCCTTAATATTCTCTTCCATATCATCAATTAGAATATGATTTGGACGAGCATAATTCTTTTTGTCAATTCCACGATCTTCAATAATTACTGGAACCGATCTTCCAAGATTCTTAATGCACCAAATGGTTTTGCCTTTGATTGCAAGATTGCCCGTATATGTTGTCGAACCGGCGGTTAGAATTGTAGTTCCAGGATATTCTTTGATTGCATTCCAAAGTTGCTTACCATCCTTTTCCCACTTCAAATCTGCCCACCAATCACTTCCACCTGAATTGATTAATTTCCAAATTCCATCATGCCCAACTTTAGGTTCAAGTTGTTTCCAACCAAGTCCACCAGAAATTGCCTTGAGCCCAGAATCAAAATCAACCAAGACTCCATCCATATCACAGAAAATCTTAATTGTATTGTCTAATGCTTCACTTATATCATATGGTTCGGTAGTATCTTTAGAATTGAAAACCCATTTCCGAAAATCTTCTAGCGACATCTGAGAGATCGATCCAATGCGTTGGCCACCTTTCCCATCAGAGAAACCATCAATATACGTATCTCGTGCATCTTCAATCGTATCAAATCCAAGCATTGTTTTATGCTCATCGAAAAGACCGGTTGTTGCATCAATCTGATCGATAATAAATGCAACTGGAGATTCTAAATTCTCACCAACATAAACATCTACCGCATCACCATCCGCACCTTCCGTACGTTTGATATACCCATAATCTGCAGGCATTTTGACCGACCATTTGATTCCATTTTTAGATTGGCCAGATCGAATCGTATTCTTACGATTCTCTATTGTAATGTCGAAACCACACGCCTTGATCGATTCTCTGGTTATTTTTTGAACCTCTGGAGAATGGGTCCATTCGGTAAATGATAGTGGTAATGGCATATGACTATCTTATTTATTATTGCGAGGAGGATGAGACTTATTCTTGGATACATTCCCAATTGAATATTTTGCTTCTAAGTTCCATGAAGCTTTTTCTTTATGGGAAATAATCTTAATCTGCCTAAGAGATGTCGTATTGGTAATCAACTTAGGTTTAACAATAGTTAGAAGACCCCAATCGGCTAGAAGCATAGCAATGGTATTTCGTCTCCCTTGATCATCCAATGAAAAATTTGCCACTTTACCATCAAGCATAAAGAGCTCTTTGAAGTGAACAATAAAATATCTACCTTGCTTATGAAGAATGTGACAGGATTGATAGAGGGTATCAATATCCTTTTTTGAGGCAACACCGATTCGAGATAGAGTTTCTCGAACTTTCAGAAAATCATCAGGTTCATTTAAAGTGATTTCCAACATATCTGTTGGAACCCATTTGATACAAATATCAGGTGTGGAAGGAGGAGTCGTCATAACATAATTCAGTATGACGAGTATTTATCACTTTATGACCCTTGAAAATAATTTTGCCAGAGAGGTGATGGAGCCCAACTCACAATATGTGATGATCATTTTCTTCCTCCATGAGAGGTCAACTTTTTGATCGATTGAATGTCATCTTGAGATAGAAGCGTTAAAGCCTCTCGGGCCTTTTCCGAAGAGTAGTTATATGTCTTCATGATGAGTTCTAGGTTCTCATCATCTTCACGCTTAAACCATTTTGAAAAACGTTTCCTAGGACGAACGGCATTTTTTAACAAATCATATTGCCATTTAACTGGCGATGAAGCTCGCCAGTTCATTTCATTTGCTAAAAGAACCGCATCTGGAAAATATGAAAGACCTCGATTTACAATAAATGCAACATACCCCTTTTCAGTTACGTCATCCGTCATCAAATTAACACCTCTAGATCCTTCATTAATTGAAGTAATGAAGTCAAATGGTCCAAGCTTTTTAAGCTTAGGTGAAATTGATTCCGATGATATTGAAGGTTTCATTAATTTGTTATACCCGTATCCAAATGGGAGTAAATGCAGTTCTTGCCGCATCTAATCGTTCAAAAACAGTTTCAAGTTCGATTCTAATTGTCGAAAAGAATGTACAGAATCCCTCTCGGTTATCTCGAACCATCTTAGGAGATAATTCTTCACCGAGCACCTTAATAATTGAATCTCCAGAAAACTTACTCAATTCAAGAAGTGCACGAGCTTCTGATTCTGATATACTGAGTGTTAATCCCAATTCAATTTTTGGTTGTTGATATACTTTTGCCATATTATTTCCATTCTACTCCGGCCATAAGTTCAGTCAAACATGCAACAGTATTGAGTTCTTTATCCGCGACAAATGCACCTTTATATGAGTAATCGGCCAAGACAATAACTGCCTGAGGCACAGATTGTGCTTGGGCAACCTCAATCAAACAATCATATACCGATCGAAAGATTGTTGCCGAATCAATATCATTATTAGAAGCAACCCACGACCTCATCGATCGAAAGTCTTTATCTTTTAAATGTTTGATAAGAGTACTAACATTCGTATCAGACATTCCTACAATTGCCGATGTAGGAATCTCACCAGAAGATGCATGCCGCTGGCATTCATTGAGGATCCTCCGCCAATCAGGTGCATGCTTCATAATGAGTTCGGCAAGTACCTGATCGGTATACTTAACCTTCTCCACATCAAGGATCGATTTGAGACGATCCATAAATCCGGCGGCCAAGTGAGCCAAGTCTTTCTTGGTCGTATTAAATTCAATTACGGATAACCTAGAATGAAGTGGTTCAATGATTCGATTCTTAAAATTGCATGTTACAATAAATCGGCAATTAGAAGAAAATTCCTCGATGAATCCACGGAGTGCTGGTTGGGTCGATTGAGGATTCAAATAGTCACCTTCATCAAGAATGACCACTTTATATGAATCAGTTCCTCCTCCAAGAGCAATTGAAGAGGCAAATTGTTTAATTTTATTTCGAAGAACATCAATTCCTGACTCTTCTGATCCATTGATCAAGATATAGTCAAGATTGAGCATTTCACAGAGAGCTCGGGCAACGGTTGTTTTTCCTGTACCTGCCGTACCCGTCAAAAGAAGATTTTGAAGCTGTTTCGACTTGACAATTTCCTCAAAGGTCTTTTTAAGGTGTGGAGGAAGAACACATTCACCAATTGTCTTAGGCCTATATTTCTCCACCCAGAGATATTCTGAAGTATTTGATGTCAAGGGAGATTTCATCGTATATGTATTTTTAAAAAAAAAGAGATGTCTGGAGACGATTCGGAATGAACCATCTCCAGACATTATATCACGTCGTGATCCGTTTGTACAGTTCTTTAATCGCCGCATGTTGATTGTCAAAGTCCTTCACATTTTGCTTATGATAGAGGACCGCAACCTTTCGAATCATCGGTTTCGGAATATCAAATCCATCAGAAACAGAATTAATAACCGCCTTGATATGATCCTTCTCAACGCCAATCTTGGTCATTGAAGCTGAAACTTCCTTGATCGCATCAAGGACCGCCTTTCGCTTGGCCGGATCTGAGAGGAGCATCTTTTGCTGAGCCTCAGGTGAGATTTCATCTTCCGCATCTACAACATTTTCAGATTGAGTTTTCATTATTTCTTTGAAGGATAAACCGCCATAATTGCCGAGTGGTGAATTTGATAGTAGTGTTGACCGTCATGGATAATCTCCACAACCCGATTGGGACCAATTACAACTTCTGAACCAATTGTAAGTTCAGCCGGAATATCTTGTGATGTTCCTACCGATTGAACTTCATAGTGGAAGTGAGTATCA